TAAGAAAACGTTTAGAAGAATTAGGTAAGACATTTGATCGTCAAAATGATTTGCATTTGGGTAATTCTATACAAGATTTAACTTCATCTAACTTGCAAGACTTTGAGTTTTTAAAAAATCTTAAAGACATGATTCAAAATACTCAGGGTGCTGATACTACAGAATTACGTGGCAATTTAAATGACGCTTTGGACCAGCTTTATTATTTGACTCTTCCAGATAAAAGCGTACGTAAGATGTTCCTTAACCGTAAAGGAACTGCTGGTATGGATAAAGATATGCTTCGTGCCTTTGCGCAGTCGGCGTTTCATATGGCCTATCAACAATCTCGTTTTAAGTTTAGCCGTGAACTATCTGGTCACTTAGAAAGAGCACGCCAGTTTGCTTTTGATAAAGGCGACATAGAAGGTAAAGTAGATAAGGACTACGTAAAAGAATTAAGCGAGCGCTACAAATTAATTATGAATCCGCCAGATAGCGGCCCCGTTGCAGGGTTCTTATCCGGTGCTTCTTTTGTATGGTACATGACCTCACCAGCTTCGGCTATAACAAATATGTTAGGTGTACCAGCAGTAGGCTTTCCGGTAATATCCGCACGCTACGGTGCTGGAGGAACTGCACGAGCTATGAGAGACTACGCATCTAAGTTTATGAAATCTGGACTGCGTGATGCCGACGGCAATCTTAACTTCTTCTCACTATCTAATAACGAAAATATCCTATCTAAACTAGAGCGGGAAGCCTATGATCAGTTTGTAGCTGATGGATTATTAGATGTTACATTGCCACACGACATTGTCGGCTTAGCCGAAACACCATCTAATCTATATAAAGCACGGTTTCAAAAGGCTATGAACTGGGTTAGTATGCCGTTCCATGTAACAGAACGTGCCAACCGTGAGATTGTAGCTATGACTTCTTATAAGTTAGCATACGAAAAGTTTATGTCCAAAGGATATAGCGAGAAAGCTGCACAAGAAAAAGCTATTGAAACAGCTAAAGATTTAACATATAAATCAATGTTTGATTATTCAACATTAAATAAACCTCGTTATTTCCAAAACCCAAGCTTAAAAGTAATTTTGCAATTTAAACAGTTCTCTCAGCAAATGACTTACTTATTAGCTCGCAGTGCTTATGAATCTATTGGTAAACAGTATTTGCCATATAAAGATTTAGTTGCTATGGAGAATGAGGCAAAGAATAATCGTACTAAGTTTGATCCTAAAATGCAGGAAATGCTTAATGATCTTCGTAGTATTCGTGAGTCTATTAGAGAAGACCATAGGCAGAATAAACCTGGGCTTCCTCCACTTACAGAAGATGAACTGGCTAAAGCTACCGATGACTTTATAAAAGAAACTAGAAGAGAAGCTAGAGCACGTCTTGCTGGAACTTTAGGTATGACTGCAATTTTTGCTGGGGCTACGGGTTTACCCTTATGGTGGTTGGTATCCGGAATTATGAACGCCATGCACGCAGCTTTTGGTGATGAGGACGATACATGGGATTTTGACAACTGGTTTAAGAACTGGTGTGCCCATACCTTTGGTGGCTTTGTAGGTGATTCTATATCCCGTGGCATAATATCTCAGACTCTTGGGGCTAACGTAGCCGACCGACTTAGTTTAAATGACCTATGGTTTAGGGATGCTCGTAAGAGTCCTGATGAAGTAACGGCTATGCAGAACTTTGTATTTAATGCTCTTGGTCCCACAGCGGGACTAGCTATGAGCTTTGCCGACGCATCTAAACAATGGAGAGAAGGTAATCTTGAGCGAGCTATAGAAACAGCCAGCCCAGCCTTTGTTAAGAACTTCCTAAAGGGCGGACGGTTTGCGGTTGAGGGTAGGGCCACAACCTTGCGTGGAAATGAGCTTGTAGGCGACATTACGGGGGCCGAAGCAGGATGGCAAGCATTAGGGTTTACCCCAGAACGTGTAGCCCAAAGACAGAAGGCCGACATTGAAATGAAAGCGGCTGAGCAGCAAATACTTAACCGCCGTCAATCTTTGCTAGATGCATTCTTTATGGGTATAGATAACCAAGATGCTGATATGGTAGACCGGACTATGGAGAGAATAGGGCAGTTTAATTTAGCTAATCCAGGTGTTGCCATTACCGGTAGAAACTTAAGCCGTTCGGTACGTGGTCGCTTTAAGCAACGTATCTTAGCCGAAACTACAGGCGGTATACCAATTAATAAGAAATTGATTGGGGAGCTTAGCAGCATGGGCGACTACGGCGATCCCGACGAATAAAAAACCCCACCGCTAAGGTGGGGTAAACGGAATCAACCGAGGAAAACGAAGTAGCCCAAAGAAAGACTACGTGGTAATAATACTACAAAATCCGCCAAACCCGCAAGCCACTAATACCTTTTTCCACTACAACCCTAGTTTTTATTTCATATCCTAAGCGTCTTGTAGTTTTTAAAATGGTAGCCTTAGCCCCTTCTGTATCCAAACAAGGGATAAAAAAGGAAGCACCTATTACAAAGTTTTTCCAATTAACTCGGAAGTCCAGACCGTGGATCAACATCTACAGTAGCATTCTTGGCTTCTTCGATAAACTGGTCAGTGTCTTGGAAGTGGGCATTATTCATATCAAACAAAAATGCGTCCACAGTCGGCGACGTAATCTTAGTGCCTTTACCTAGTCGCTTATTAACCTTACCCAAAAATGCTTTATCAGCTTGCAAAGAAGTTAGCACATCTTTTAAAGTAATCTGATTGTCAGAACAATACTTACGGAACTGTTTAGCGCTAATATAAATATGCTTATTATCCGGTTCAATTCGTACAAACAAATCATTAAACTTAGGTTCAAGAATAGGTAGCTGTTCCATGCCAGAACGCTTATCAGCTTTACCATTAATGACTAATATGGCTGCACGATGATGGTTCATAAATTCACCAATTACGCTAGAGTTGTTTTGTGCAGGCATCTTAACTTCAGTGCGCATTACTTTAAGTTCTTTAACTATCCAATCAAAGACACGTTTAATATCGAAGTCAATAATTTTTAAGTCTTTAGCAATCAAAGCCCCAGCAATATTACATGCGCATATAGCAGACCAGAAACGTTCTCTGTTTGTTAGGCCGACAGCCTTGTCCAAGCGTTGTTGAACTTGCATAACTAGGTCAATGGCCGACTCTAAGTCGCTTACCAAATACTTAGCATACTCCACACCAGCATGCCCATAATTATCGTACAAACGATTAAATATAACGTCGGCTTCTTCTTTAGTAAGATTTCCAGTAAGTTCAATTTTGTACTCCAGTAGTCGCATGAATTCGCCATCAGGCGTAGATTTTAAAGATGACAATTTGTCATAGAAAGATGCATTAGAACTGCACAATACTATGGTCGCCCATTTAGTAGCATTAACCCGTTCAGCATTAGTATGCTGTTGCATCCGGTTCTTGCCCCGACCTTGCGATGCGCTATAAGCTAAGTCAGAAAAGTGGTCGCCTGATAGTTTAGTTACCTCATCAATCGTTACAGGCAAATTATTCATTACACCCATACGGTGAATGATGGCATTCATAGTATCTTTCCACTGTAACATTAACTCTTCTGGATGACCCCATACGCTGTTACACATCTTGAGAATAGTAGACTTACCTGTACCTGAGGTGTTGTTAATCAGATTGATAATGCCGCCTTTAAAATTTAAATGTTTAAGTAGCGGCGCACCAAACGCAGTAAAGAAACCAAACGCATGTGGTTCAAACCCTTCGGCATCGTAGACCTTAATTGTTTTCTTCCAAGCATCATAGTCACCTGCTGGTTTTAACCAATCAGATAATGATCCTGTTGCTACAGATGGCGGGCTATACGCAACTCTATCTGCAGATATTTCTTGTTCACCAATAATAAACTTTGTATCTTTGTCGGCCCAGCCAAATTGATTTCTCATAACTTCTAGCTCCATTTTATGTTGTAAATTTTTAGCAGATACAATGACATACGTCATAACTGCTTCCATTTGTTTTTTCCCGCCAAGCACACCATAAAAACCTAGCTTTTCTTTTAATTTATCCAATGACATTACGTCGGTAGCTGGCAAAGAAAATTCTTTTACGCCATCTCTTGGCAAATGCAATCTAAACCAAAGTGACTCGCCTTTGGCTGGATCATATAAACGTTTGACTATATAGAAGTCATGTTCATAAATGTTTATCGCATCGTCGCCGTTTTCATCGTCTTGAATCCGGACATAAACGCCACCATTTTTGCCCCGAAAGTAAGGGAACGGGTAATCTGGAATTTCGAAAACTTCTTCTTTACCATTCTCGTTCTCTTCCACGACGACATTATCTTCTGACTCAGCAATTTCGGATCCGAGCTGGATCGGAGAAGAAATCTTGCCCTTGTGCGGGCATTCCGTGCACGACGTTGGGTTAAGCTTTTGAAATATGTTGCATGTATAAGGGCCCTTTGTCGAACGAGCTTTACGCTCTGTTGACTCCGGTGAATACTCGGGATGCCCCGATGATATTTGGTGTATCGCTGTGTCATGATCTACGCAGTGAGCTGCAATCGACAGCCCTGCCCTCCATAATGGTTCTTCAATTGTGTCTTGGTTTACTACAATGTTTTCAAGCTGGGCACATCCTTTGCCATTCATGGTTTTAATCATGATGGTTTTAAAGCGGCTTTGCTTATTACCTAACAATGCTAAGGCTGACTCGCTCATTTGGCGAGGTACCCAATCAGGGGCTATCAACACGCCGATGGTAGCTTTAATAGCTTCGTACTCAAGCTCAGGTTCAACCGCCAATATTTCTACAGGCAAACCCTCTTCATCTTTAAAGTTAAGTGTGCCGGGTACACGTAGGATAGATGCGTTGTCGGCAGTGCGTGATGGGTCAGCATGGAACTCATATTCTTCGCACAATGTTTTAAGACGTTCAGCTACTGGCTTCCACTGTAATCGGTCGACTACAGTTGTTAATCTCCAATACGCATGTATGCCACGCCCTGAATTGACAATCGTCGGCAAAGGTAGGTGCACCTTTGCACAGAACTCCTTGAGTGCCGATAAGCCTTCAGCTTGGTCTGCATATGGTTTGCCTAAACCACAATCGACGTCAATCCAAAATGCTTTAATTAAATTGCCGTTAGGCTGTATGCGCCCTTCTTTTGGATCAATATACTTAGCACAAGCAAAATACACGTTGCATTTTTCTTGTAGCAGTTTGTCAATCTGCGTCTCTGCCTCAGCAAGAGTTGCATGAAATGTTTGTACTGGGGGTTTTGACCCATCTTGCCGTAAGCCGACTATGCAGTAATGCCCCTCCCCTTCGGGTGGTAACACCTTGTCTAATAGATCTGTTGTAGGCACTTAGATTTGTTCTAATAAAAAGTCTTGGACTAACTCAGCTTTACGTGGGTGAGGTTTAGACACACCAGTAAACCATGAATAAATAGTCATGCGAGATACCTTGAAGTACCTCGCAATCCTATCAACCGGAACGTCGTTTTTAATACACCACTTGCCAAGCTGTACCCCAACTAGGTCAGGGTTAGCAGCTTGGATGGCTTGTACTAAACGATAACTATAACCTCTTAAACTCATTCTGAATCGTCGGTAGACCAACCACTCATCACGGCTTTGAGATCACGTTTAGGTGTAGGCTCGGCTTTCTTTTCAACACGTTTTTTTGGCTCTTCAATTTCAGTTTCAACTGCATTTAAAACTGGATCTGCCATTTTTGGTGCTGGAGCAGCTAGCTTCTTAACGCCGTCGGCCTGCGCAACCGTCATAGTAATAGCGTTTATAGATGCTGGAGTTTCACTTAACTTCTTAGCCTGTTCCCACTCGTGCTTCTCTAAGAAACGTACTGGGCGGAAGAACAACTTACCTACTGTAGAGTCTTCATCAAACCGCATTTCAGTAACCAAGTTAATTAAGTTGTAGCCTTGTGAGCCAACATACTTAGCGTATTGGTTAAATGGCATGTGATCTAAATCGCCAGGATCTTTCATGTCGTAAAAAATCGATTTGGATTGCAATGTCATTTGATAAACATCGCCTTCCAAATCAGATGCCAACGCTACTGCAATTCGGCGGTTCTTACGACAAGCTTTAGTATTACCTTGACCGGAACCGTTAATGTCTTGTGGACATCCTACGCAAGCAGAAGCTTGTGGTTCTTTAACAGATGGATCAGGTTTCTCACCGTCGTTAGACCAGCAGTCAGGTGGTGCAGCATCAGCTTTAGGATCCCATGCTTTAGCATAGAACGTTCTTGAGATATGCTTAGATGCATTAACAATTACAACTTCCAACTTATCGCTGTTTGTTTTAGAAATATCAGATCCATTTACTTTTAATACAAATCTATTATTCCCAAGAGCAATCCGCTTAACTTGCGCACCACCACCCGATAGGGCTTTGGTTACATCATCAAGCTGAACCTCTTTAAGGTAGTCAGGTAGTTGTTGATTAAAAAGGGCGACGTTACTCATTTGCTTCTCCTTACGGTAATAGCGTATGTGCGATCCACATTAAGTCCGGCGGGATGCAAATCCGGATTCTCCTCCAAAAATTGTTTCATATTGGATTGATGAATTCTTCTTTCTAATAACTCAGGAGCATTCTGTTCAAACAAGAACTCATAGAATTTCTCCCAATCATTAGTCCAGTAGCGTGACTTGACACCACGCATAGCCGTACCGTGCGCAGTCTTAATGCTGTCGGCCCCGGTTTGTTTGCATACATCAAGTATCTGCTGGGAAATTAGTTCAAGCTGCTCATTTAAATCAGCTTCTTTAGCTTCAAGTTCACGACGGATTTCATCTCGAGCGTCACGAATCTTGATATAGACTTCGACTAGTTTGTCTACGCTGACGACGGGTTGCTCTACCACTTTGGTATTTTCCATTTCGTTTTCCTTTAATTGTTGCGGGTCTTCGCCCGATAATTAATACTACTACAATTACTTTACTCTGTCAATTCTTTTTCATCAACTTCTTTTTTATATAAGTCAATAATTTTTTCATGCACATCTAATTTATTTTGCAACATGTGGTACAGCCTTGTCTCTACGGGACTACCCTTAATATGCACAATAGTCATAGCATTCTTTTGTCCTTGCCTATCAATACGTGCATTGGCTTGTAGGTATGTTTCTATGGATGTTACCGGTGCGTACCAAATGATTGTATCAGCAGCAGTTAGCGTGACCCCATGTGACGCAGCTTGAGGTTGAATAATAAGAACTCTTGGGTGTTCTGTCTCTTGAAATTTTTTAAATATTTCGGTTCGTTTATTAACCGTTACGGCCCCATTTATAACGTCACAGGTAATACCTGCCCCTCTCAAATGCTCCGTGAGTAGCTCTATTGTATGCGTGAACGGCACAAATACAAGCACTTTGTGACTAGCTTCTTGGATAACTTCCTCGATAACTCGTAAGCGATTAGACACGTCAAATTCAACAACAGCACCAGTGTCAGAATAGACAGCCCCACCAGAAATTTGCAGAAGTTTATTAAGGTTAATAGCAGCATTGACGGTACTGATTTCTTCTCCATCTGCCACCATGAGCATTTCTTTTTTGAGAAGTTTATAATATTTCTCCTGTTGCGCAGTAAGGGGGGCGTCTCTGTAAACATGTGTGACCTCTGGTAAGTCTAGGCAATCTTTCTTTTCAAATCTTATTGCTGGTTGGAGCGCATTAAATACTACTTGTTGTGCATCGGGTTTGGGCATCCATCGGTATTTGCTTACGTTAATCATAGTCTGATCTCTGAAAGCACCAAAGAATCTAGGCACGTTATCCGGTACACACAGCTTTGCTAAACCAAAAGCATCAGTAGGACTTTGTGCTGCTGGAGTACCAGTCATCATCCATAACCAAGTTCTTGGGGTTACTATATGGTTAAGGGTTTTCCAGCGCTGAGTAGTAATAGTCTTATAGGCATTTGCCTCATCAACAATAATGAGATCAAAATTGTTTCTCATAATATCCTCGGCTACAATTTCAACGCCGTCATAATTGATAATTACAAATTGTGCGTCGCTGTCAATAATAGCTTTACGCTTTAACCTATCTCCATAAGCTAAGCCAACCTTGCGGTGCATAGCAAATTTAAATAAGTCAGCCTGCCAAGCAGACTGCATAATAGATAAGGGGCAGATAATAAGCGCACGTAGTACACGCTTTGTTTCCATCAAATAATCAGCAGCCCAAATTGCTGATGCCGTTTTACCTGTACCTTGCTCATTAAAACAAAACGATCTTTGATTAAGCGTAAGGAAGTTGGCAGTTTCTTTTTGGTGTGCCATAGGTTTAAATAACCCCGGCCACTTGTAATCTTTTTGGATAGGCGAAGGAATGTTTTTTATCCTTAATTTATTTAATACTTGTGCTTCTTCTAAACCCCAATGAACTGCAACTTTATGGAGCTCGCCTTCCGTTTCTATAACTTCACTTTTAGGTATACATTCAGTTATTAAATTAGGTCGGCGGGTAGTAATTACAATAGCTTTGTTATTTACTATTTCCATTTTTAGGTTTATTCCGTTTCATTGTATGGTCTGAGTTACGAGAATACGACCGGTTTGCGCTAGCTGCTTCTACTCTAAGATTAGACTTAACCGTTTTGCCACCTTTGGATAGTGGCGTTTTGTGGTCAACGTCTTTCCCATCCCCTTTGTGGGCTAGCCCAGCTTTCTCCATAATTTTTCTAGCCTTATTTCTTTGGGCACGTTTTTTCTTAACGGCTGGCGTACCATCGTACATTTCATATTCATGTTTGTACGGTCTTGGCTTGTTCACATAGGGCATAGCGGTCTCCTTCTTTGCGGAAATAATATACAGAACCATCTGCTAGAACCATACATTTTATGCCGGTTTGTGGGTCATCACCAAGCATATCTTTAATTATTTGTTCTACCTGTTCTTTATTAGGAGGGTTGGATGCTATCCAACCAGCAAAAGGTACGGGTTCAAAATTGTTCATTTAATTTTCTTCTTTGCTAAACCACCCGCCCTGCGTAGGTCGCTGGAATGTAGTTTTTTAATATCTTTATCTTTAATCTGACCAGCTTTTTTGGCTATGACTGCAGCCTTTTTTCTCTTAACAAACTTATCTTCACTAGTAACAAAGCCACGCTTAGCATTCTTGTCTTTGATATGTTCTTTAGCTTCTATTTGGTCATGTGCCCACTTTTTTGAAGGCGCCTCAATAATTACCCCAGTCTTTTTATCTTTGACTGCGGGCGCTACAATTTTTTCTTTTGTTGCCATGTACTTATCCTCTTCTCTCAAGGCTACGTTAATAGCCCACTGCACTTCTTCCCAAGTAGCCCTTTGCAGGATAACTGCCACATATTCCTGCCCCTTCCGAATATTATCAAACATTTCCTGTAATGTCTTGGCTTGCCATTTTTGTTTCTTTTTGGAACGTTTCAAAGCAGTTCCTCTTTTTTAAATCCTTTTTGTTTAAGTACTGCTTTAAACTTTTTCATAGCCCGTTTTTCTAATCCGTTTATGCTTTCCCTTTGCATGCCTAATCTTTGGGCTATTTCTGCCTGTGTCATATCAAAATTAGACTGATCTTGTGCTTCGGGTATAACTTCATTTATGTAATCTGCTATGCGCATCTTAGGCACTTTTATTTCTCCGTCTTGTTTTAACCGCAACAATACCAACTTCTGCTTCGGGTTCTGCCTTGCGTGCTTCAATCATGGCATCTGCCATTTCGTATGATCTTCTTGCAATACTTTTTTCGGGCATTAGCTCTGGGTGTAAACCGCCTCTAACCAAAATACCATTCATTGCAAACATCGCAAAACAATCCCGTAAATCTTCTTCGTTCATCTGTAATGACCTTTACCATTATGTTCACAATCTTTTACTGGGCAGAACTTTTTACAGGTAAAATTCGGCTTTGCATTCCACACGTTATTCTCGTGGGCGGCCTCTAATTTATCAGTTTCTTGTATCCATATAACCCACTTATCCGACGCTTCATATTTAATGTAATTAGCTTTAACAAACTCCTCGCTTACTACAAAAGCCAAGCCAGCTTTAACTCTTTCTACGTGAGGGAAATGCTTAAACACGCACAGAGCCATAAGCTCTAACTGTTTAGTGTCGGCATACTGGGCAGACTTACCAGTCTTATAATCAATAATGTGTGCCACGTTATCGTTAATGATAACAAGGTCAGCTACGCCTCTAAACCAAACGTCTTTATCAAAGAACCCACAAGCCTCTAAGTCTTGGGTCAACCCCATCTTATACTCACAATGCTTTGTTCCCGGTATTTCTCTAAGAACATCCAATACTGGAGTAAGGAATGAGAACTTTTCCGGTACCGGCACACCATCTTTAATGTGATCTTCCGCAGCTTTATGGACTAACTTGCCATATAACATCTGCTCGGACTCGGGTTCTGTAATGTCCTTGATTACACGCAAATGATAGTATTTGCGAGGGCATTGCTGAAACAACCCAAGCGACGAGTATGACCAAGTTATGCTCATTCTTTTGTGGGTATCCAAGTTTTAACTGCTGTGTTCATTAAACGTAATTCAACCTGTGCGTTCAAACAATGTTCGCTTGCTTCTACATAATTATTTTTTAATAAAGCATCTTGTGCTAATTTAATTTCTTTTGTTGCTTCTAGATAATATGAGGAGTATTCCATCTTTATATTTTCCATTCTTCAATAGCCTTCTTGCTACTACAATCACCATAGGATTTCCCTACACCAAGTTCGCATGTCAATGGGAGTTCTTGAGCCCACTTAGGCCTCCATTTCATACACTCATCAATATACAACATTGCAGGTTTAATTTCATCCTCGGGCACAACAGCCATTACCGCATCGTGTACGGTTAAAACTACTTTGTAACGTTTAGATATGCGTAGCATTTGCTCACCTATTACACATCTTGCTAGGGCTTGGCACACATTCTCCACCACTTTACCACCATAGATTTTTATTCGACCCCGTCGGCTTGCGTAAGAGTATTGTCCGTCTTGATCTTGTTGAAGGTCGGGGTAGTTGAGGAAGAGACCACTTGGCAATAAGAAACCATTCTCCGTAATGGTAAGCGCTTGCGGTTGATGCCCAACTTGGCATACTTTTTTACTTTGGAGGGCACTGAGGGCACTATTAGCTTCTTGCCACAATCGGGGAATGTACGGATATCGAACTCTGTATACGTCAATAATCCTAGCCGCCTCCGCATCTGTGATTTCCACCCCAAAAGTTTTGAGTTGTATACTAAACTTTCCAGCGCCCATGCCATACCCCGCACCGAGGATTGTCGTCTTACCCACGAACCGCTCGCTCGAATCAATTTTTTCTTCCGCCTTGTTATAGATAGCAGATGCCATGTTTTTGTATACATCCTCTCTCCTTTCGAACGCATTAACTAAATCGTTTTGACCTGATAGCCACGCAACTATGCGAGCTTCAATCTGAGACGAGTCGGCATCGATTAAAACGTAACCTTCTTGGGAGATAATTGCATCTTTGAGAAGAGATTTTCTTGGTAGATTCTGAAGGTTAAGTTTATCGTCACCACCCCAACGCCCTGTATGGGCGGCATAATATCTAAGCGGTACTGGCATACGTCCTCGTTTAGATATATTGATAAAGCGTTCAGTTCTCGTTTCTTCAAGGGTAGATTTTGTACCCAATCTCGCAGCAACGATTGCTTGCACTCTTTCATCGGGATATTCAGACAACGCTTTAAAACCTTCATCATTTTTTGCAAACGCATACGTTTCTTTTCCTGTGGTAATTGATATTTTCATAGGTGGTTCTACACCTAAAGATATTAGTAGTTCTGCTAGTTTAGGATTGGACATTAGGGTATCTTTATCTGCTACGCAAGCATTAAGTAATTTCTCTTTGCGGGCTTTAACTTGCATCAGATGTTGTTCAAGCAAGACCGTGTCTAAAAATAGCGTCGGCTCTGCAAACATTTTGATAGTCAAACTAATTAGCTTTAACTCCGATAGGCTAAACCTAGGCAGTAGTATGTTAAATAAGCTGTATGTTAGCTCCACATCGTTATTACAATATCCACCGTATGCGCTAAGATCATCGACGCTAAAATCCGCACGCCGCTTGTTGATCGCTTGTAATACTTCTGTCCCTTTTCGTCCCAAGTTATAACGCTCAACAAGTTTAGCAAGGGAGTTTCCAGCTTCCAAACCATCTGTCGCACGAGCCATGCTAAGCGTGTCCAGCCAAGCCATTGGTTGAATACCAAACCGCCAAGACAAAATAGCTGAGTCAAACATAGCATTATGGGCAAGAGCAAAAGAACTACTCCAGTCGTAGTTATGCAAGAAAGCCAATAACTCTTCGTGAGAACCGCTAAACCATTTTGCTTCATCATCATTCTCCTTTATAGATACTCCAATAACTTCAAAGCGATCATCACGCACATATTCCTCGGTCGTCAGCTTTGACAAGCTAAAGTCCTGTGCGTAATAAGTTTCAAAATCTAAAGTTAAAATATTCATTCTTTTGCGTATTCTTCTATGTCTACTAATTCTTCTTTAGGTTCTTCTTCGTCGCATCTTTCAATCAAAGCTGCGTAACCGCATACGTCAACTAAGTTATCTTTGTGGCTTGGGTCGTTAGCAAAGCGTGCAACTTTAACAAGCATCATCAAAGCGGCAACGTCTTTTGCATTTACTTCTATTTCATTTTTGGCATTTAAATATGCGTTCCACATAACCGCAATCGTTTTTAAATTCTTGCTTGGGTGTCCGTAAGTTTTCTCTCTATCGCCATAAATAATGTCGTTAGCTTCTCTTAATATGTTTTTCATTTCTCTTGTGCCTTTCTTAGTATTGCTCTAGCAAAAATAATGTTTTGTTCGCCTGTGTCAGTTTCCATGCCACTCCAAATTTCAATTATTTCCTCATCTGTTAGTGTCTTTGCTGAAGTGCAACCACATTGACTAGGAATCCTATGGCATTTACTACAAAAAGTATTTT